AGATTTTATATGCATAGTAGATGTTTACTGTTTAATGATGGTATATGGATGAGTGAAACAGCTAAACATCCGCATTTCTTACGTTATAAACCTGGCACTAACGTAAGTTTCCGTATACAAGGGATTACTAGGTTTACATCATTGACCGATAATAGTAGTGCTCTCTGTGTTGGTATCGACCCTGATGCCAAGACCATCCCAAATTTAGAGAGACATGTGCAAAAGGTAGATAAAACAACGCACTTCATGCCTATGAGTGCTGATTCTATATTCATTTGTACGGAAAATGCCACATATGGCAAGGTAGAATTACCCATGGGTGCACCCAGAAGGTTGAAAAGTGAGTTTGATGTGTTAGAATTTGAGAAACCAGGATACATTATTGAATTTACTAACGAACCAATGAACATAGCTGATGAAGTAGTTAACTATATCCACCAGTATATTGATGGTAAGATTGAGGTGTTTGAAAGATGATGGAGCTTCGTGATGGGTACATACCCTGTTGGCAAGAGAATGTAGGTCTACCATGGAATGAATATAAGCTCTTACAACGTGATAAGTTTGAGGAGTTAGTCACTATGATGATAGATGCATACCCAGAACATGAATTGACAGAGTGGTTGAAGCGTGGGTTCTGCATGAATGAGGGTGATTCTACCATTGCATTCAAATCTTTGCAAGGTACAAACACTTTAAACCATCATCTTAATATATGGGATGAGGAAGATGCGGATTGTTATGAAAATATGTGGGGTGATGGTGTAGAAGAATTAGATTGGGATGATGATTGGGACGATTAAATTAGTGTCACAATAGCTTGCATATACGCAGTATATGTACTATAATAAGTACATACACAAATAGGAGACACATGACAGTAGCAACCGCACCTGCAACACTCGAAGAAAGAGTACAAGGTTGGGCTAACGATCTATGCAAAGCATTAGATTTAAACTTCAAGCATCAAGCAATTAGACATCATGAGAGAGAACTAGCAGATGAGAGATCATTTGCTGAGTATCATGAGGAGCAACTAGACAAGATTGCGTTTGGTACTGCTAACCTAAACAGATTTGTTGCATACACAGGACGTAAGTACATCAAGATCGTTATGCAAGAGTTTGGCAGACACGAGACAGAGTACAAGGACAGCAGTGTTCATGCATTTATAGATAAGAAGACAGGTGAGGTGTATATGCCTGCAGGTTATAATGCACCAACAAAAACAGGTAAGTATCCAGTAAGATGGGACTTACGTATCATCAAGGATAGAGAGTATATCCTTAATCCAGTAAATTGCACATGGTCTGGTGGTTATCTTTACGATAGATCACACTTACCTAGCAAGTACGTTTAAGACCCCACAAGGGGTCTCAGACCCCTTCTAGCACAGTAGAAACATGCCAGTATATAGAGACTACGAAATTAGACTTAACCTTAATGAACTAATTGAACACAGGATACCAACCTGTGATTTGTTGCATCCAGACCATTGCTTAACTGAAGCACAAGTGGCACAGATAGCACATGATATTAACATGGATTTAGATCTGCATCCAATCTATCATCAGATAGATGATCACATCATGCGGTATGTCAAGGCAGCAGGAATTGATAACACAGAACATTGGGTAGAACCTAGACTAGAAGACCTATGAATGACGTAACCATATTCATATTTGGTATTATGTTTGCATCAATAACAGGTGCAACATTCGCATTTATGTGGAAGATGACAGGTGCTGTATTAGAAGATGTGAAGAAACCACGGAGACCAGTGCATCCAGAGATGAAAGAGGTGCAAGATGGTGATGAACTATTAGTATTTAAAGCGGAGGACACGGAAGAATGAATGCTTGGTATATAATATTCTGGACAGTTGTGACAATGTTCCTCCTAAATTCACTTGGTGTGTTCAAACCTACCAAGAAGAAGCGGAAGAGTAGAAAGAAATGAGGAAGATATGGAGAATATGGGCGAAGGCATTAGGACAAAAGGAAGGTAATACAGATAAGGAAGCGGACATAATTGCTATGATCCGCACTTTTATTTTCTTACAACTCATCATAACCAACTGTTTCATCATAGGTGGTAACATTCGTCATTGGAATGACCACTACGTGCGGCCTCAATACGAATTGACAGAGCAGTAAGTTACTGCTATCATTATACTATGAACATTTTTGTTACCGATCCAGATCCAATAGTATCAGCACAGTGCTTGCCTGACAAGCATATTGTCAAGATGCCATTAGAGACATGTCAAATGCTATCCATAGTTGCTAGTGACAAGTGGGGTCATGGTTTTGGTACATTACCTAAGTTAGATGGTACACCATACAAGACAGACAAGGGTGCATTTCGTAATCATCCTTGTACTATCTGGGCACAGACTAACTTCTATTGGTTAATAGAACATGGTCTTGCATTATGTGCAGAGTATACTCATAGGTATAACAAAGTCCATAGTTGTCAGCATACTATTGAGTGTGCTGATATTATGTTTCCATCTTGCCCACCACCCACATCATTTACAAGAGCTATGCCAGATGAGTTTAAATATGACACAAGCATTGACACTTTTACTGCTTACAAGACTTACATTGCCAGCAAACCTTGGGTTGCATCTAATTATCTTCGTGACCCATCCAGAAAACCAAATTGGTTATGAATAAAATATTATTCGGTGACTGCCGAGAAACATTAAAGACAATCACATCACCAGTTCAAATGTGTGTGACTAGTCCACCATACTACGGCCTACGTGATTATGGAACTGCTACGTGGGTAGGAGGAGATCCAAATTGCAATCACATGAGAGATTCAAAAGTTAATCCTGATAATTGTATTACTGGACATAAGAATCATGGTAAGATGGCAGGGGTAGGAGATGCAATCTACAAATCAGTATGTCCTAAGTGTGGTGCAATTAGACAAGATAGTCAAATTGGATTAGAAGAGACACCCGAAGAATATATTGACAATCTAGTGTCAGTATTCAGATCAGTACGTGATGTCCTAACTGATGATGGAACTTGTTGGGTAAACTTAGGAGATAGCTATTACAATTACAGACCTGGCAGAGGACAATCATATCCTAAACAATCTGTGAGTAAAACGACACAAGATCTACCACAACAATGCAATAAACGAGGAAATAAATTAGAAGGATTAAAAGAAAAAGATTTAATCGGAATACCTTGGATGTTCGCATTTGCTATGAGGGCAGATGGGTGGTATCTAAGACAGGATATCATATGGCACAAACCAAATCCAATGCCTGAGAGTGTGAGAGACAGGTGTACTAAATCTCATGAATATATATTTTTGTTTAGTAAAAATAGAAAATACTATTACGACAATGAAGCAATCAAAGAACCAGTTAAACAAGATTGGGGAACAAGAAACAGAGACAACGGAAAATACCACAACGAAGGAACAGGACTCCAACCGCATAGCGGACTTACAAAAAGCTATACAACAAAGAATAAACGATCTGTCTGGACAGTAACTACAAAACCATATAAAGGAGCTCACTTCGCAGTATTTCCAACCGACTTAATAGAACCATGTATTAAAGCAGGAAGTGAAGAGGGAGATGTAGTTCTAGATCCATTCATGGGATCAGGAACAACAGCTGTTGTTTCAAAAACGTTAGGAAGACATTACATAGGTTGTGAATTGAATGAAGATTATGGTAAACTAATTCAAAAGAGATTAAGTGAAAAATCTTTTGCGAGGTTAAAATTTAATGAGTGAACGCATTGAGCAAACTATTTTAAGGAACCTCATATATAATGAAAAATATTATCGCAAGGTAGTCCCTTTTCTAAAAGCAGAATATTATGAGACTTACCACGAAAGAATTATCTTTGAAGAGATCGCTGACTTCGCTGCGAAGTATGATAAGATCCCTACTAAAGAAGTTCTCACAATTAATATCCAGAATAGAGGAGACCTTACAGACGAGGCATTCAAAGATTCATTACAGGAAATAAATTCCTTAACTGATGAGTGGGTTGATTATGACTGGTTGTGTGATGCCACAGAGAAATGGTGTCAAGATCGTGCTATATACTTAGCACTCATGCAGTCTATTAAGATCGCTGATGGCGGAGATAAAAAGTTCACAAAGGGTGCTATACCCAGTATTTTACAAGATGCTTTGGCAGTTTCATTTGATGAACATATAGGACATGACTACATTGAACAATCATCAGACAGATACGAATTCTATCATAGGAAAGAAGAAAAAATTCCCTTTGACCTTGAAAAGTTTAACTATATTACAAAAGGTGGTCTCCCTAACAAGACTCTCAACATCGCTCTTGCTGGTACAGGTGTCGGGAAAAGTTTATTCATGTGCCACATGGCTGGTTCCGCCCTCACTCAGGGGTACAACGTTCTCTACATTACATGTGAAATGGCAGAGGAGAAGATTGCTGAACGAATTGATGCAAATCTTCTGAACGTAAATGTTAAAGATATTATAGATTTACCTGAGGTTTTATTTTCTAGTAAAGTTAATGAGATTGCTAAAAAAACTAGAGGTAAACTTATTATCAAAGAATATCCAACAGCGTCTGCACATGCAGGACATTTTAAGGCACTTTTATCAGATTTAGCCTTGAAAAAAGATTTCAAACCTGATATAATATTTGTAGATTACTTAAATATATGTGCAAGTGTGAGGTACAAAGGTGCAATTGTTAACTCGTATACCTATGTTAAAGCGATTGCTGAAGAGCTTCGCGGTCTTGCTGTGGAAAGCAATGTACCTATTATCAGTGCCACTCAGACTACTCGTGCTGGTTTTGGTAATAGCGATCCAGATCTTACCGATACTTCTGAGTCTTTTGGTTTACCTGCCACTGCTGATTTTATGTTTGCCCTTATATCTACTGAGGAGCTTGAACAACAAGGTCGCATCATGGTCAAACAACTTAAGAACAGATACAACGACCCGACTTCCTCAAGAAAATTCATGGTGGGAATTGACAGATCAAAAATGAAGCTGTATGATGTAGCAGATGACGCATCTGCTATTAACATCAATGATGAAGATCCTGGTGAGGACTTCCAGCAGTTTGCTGATACACAATCAAGATTATCAAAATTCGCAGAGTGGAATGTATGACAATTAATTTTAAAAAATATGAGAAGTTTGTTTCTGCAGTTACTTCTGATGCATCAACAAACTTTGTTGACTTCACTGATCGTATCGGTGAGTTAGATCGCGAAGGTGCGAATATTGAGCGTCTTCTTACAAGTGGTGTTGGAATCAATGCTGAAGGTGGTGAGTTTCTTGAGATAATTAAGAAGATGATTTTTCAAGGTAAACCTTGGGATAAAGATAATAAAGAACATCTTATTATTGAGTTAGGTGATCTTATGTGGTACGTAGCACAAGCATGTATGGCATTAGAAGTTTCATTTGATGAGGTTATAGAACGTAATGTAAAGAAACTAGAGAAGAGATATCCTGGTGGTAAGTTTGATGTTCATTATTCAGAAAACCGTAAAAAAGGAGACAGATGAGTGGAGATTACGAAACACACGATGATCGTCAACCAGACATAAGCTACATAAAAGAAAAAACCATGTCATGTAATTTAAGAGAACTAACTATAACATCTTTGCTTGAGCAAGCACAAGGTGAAATCAGTAAAGCAAAAGCAAATGTTGAAATTTACTTACACAATCCTGTAGGTATAGGTGAGCACCCAGATGTTCTTGGTTCTATCCAAGATCAACTTGATGTAATCGCAAAAGCAGAAGAGCGTATTGATGTCATCAACAAGCATTTTATTGTACATCACTAGGTTCTATGACCTTCCTCTAAATAGTTAGACGGGAGGTTTTCTAATGGCATACAAGCTTATACCATCTACGTTTTCAGAAGCAGGATCTTCTGTAAAACATATGGATACTGCAACAGCAGCAGAAGGACTTAGATTGTGGAATTATCTTGTCAGTACATATGGCATGGAGAATCCTCTTGCCTTTGATCCAACTAATAAAAAGCAAGTAAAGATAGCTAGAGCATTACAAACAGAATTTACGAAAGCAGAGATAAAAAAGAAGTTAAAAATAAGTGCATTAAAAGTTGACTTTGGTGATGGTAGTAGAGGTAATAGAGGATCAGGTAACCAAGGAAATTTATTTGAGCAACAATTAGAGACAGGTATCAACGATTGGATTGAGACGGGTGAACTTACTAACAATAAGTATAGAGATTTTATTTACGGTCTGGTAAAACATTATCATCTAGAAGATTGCATCGCAGTTAGAGTTATTGCAGAGGGTGGTGAGAATAAGAAAAGACCCATGCAACTTGTAAATGGTCATTGGAAAATTGGAACAGCATCATTGTCAACTGGATATGAAATTGGTTCTACTATTACTGACTTAACATTAGAAAGTAAGTGTAAAGGAAAACCACTTCATAAGTATTATCTGTCATTAAAAACTAGTGGCACAACCAATCTATCTAATCTAGGTCTTAAGACAAATGTCTTCCCTGTTGATGAAGTAAAAGCAGGAAAGATTACTACTGCTAATGGTATTGCATTAATGAAAACTTTTGGATTAGATGAAGCAACATTCTGTGCAACATTTAATGAATTTCAATCAGGAAATAAAACTTATAAAGTATTAGACAATGCTCCAAGTTATAATAAACCTTTACTCCAAGAATTAATTAAAGGATCTCTTGGTTATGGATATCATTATGTTCATTTGAATAAAGGTAAGATCAAACATATGGAGATTACTGAAAGATTCTTGAATCAAGCAGCTAACGTTACTAATGTTAGAGTTTCGTATGGTGGTGAAACAGGTGGAGCAAAAAGAGTAAACATTCATATGTCTACACCTCTTTTGGATATGACATTTAATATTAGAAATACTTCTGATAGAGGAACTACTGCTGATCCAGATCGTGTATATCCAGACAAATTACAATCTGGATATAAAATGAAAGGAGAAAGTATAGAAACTGTGTTTCAAGATTAATGGCAAACGTTAAACAGTTAAAACATTTAGAACATCTTGAAGATGAAATGCTCAACTATGGAGTTGAGGGTTGTAAAGCTGCTGTATCTTTTTTAAAAGAGTTACGCAAAATGCTTGGATGTGATAACAGCACAGGTTTCATGCAAACAAAATGGGATGGAGCACCATCAGTTATATGTGGCACTGATCCTAACAGTGGTATGTTTTTTGTAGGGACTAAATCTGTCTTTGCAAAAACACCAAAAATTTGCTACACAGATTTTGATGTAGACCTATATTATGAAGGTGATCTTGCAGAGAAACTTAAGTTCTCTTTGAAATATTTTTCTGGTCTAGGTATCAGAGGTATTGTGCAAGGAGATCTTCTCTTTACTAATTCTACTTTAAGGACAGAAACAATTCATGGTGAAAGACTTTACACATTCAGACCTAATACGATTACTTATGCTATTCCAGTGCATCATCCTATTGGACAAGCAGCGAGCAGAGCGAAGATCGGCGTAGTATTTCATACACATTATGCTGGTGATGATTTTCAATCTATGCAAGCTTTGGCAGGTGCAAATGTAAATGGATCAACTGATGCTCTTGTCATAAAGAACGACACACCTATGGATCGTGTTGGATTGAGTCATGCAGAAGAAACAAAATTTGATACGTACGTAGCAAACATTGAACGTATGTGTAAGACATGTGGTGATTTTCTAGATGAGTTAGTAGGTGCTAGTGGCACCACAGGTGATGCTAAGTTTCATATATCATCTTATCTAAAACAGTTCTTTAATAATGAAATTAAGAATGCTCGTAGCATTACTGATGTGAATAAATCTTTGATTGAACTGGGAAACTTCTATCATGCAAAAATGAGTAAGGAGTTGGAAAAAATAAAGACTCCTGCAAACTTAGTTAGTAAACGTAATCTAGTATATAATAGTGAGAATTATCTTGTTAATAATTCATCTAAGTTTAAATCTATGCTATCTCTGTACAAAGAGTTGCAGGAAGTGAAACAAATGGTTATAGATAAACTTGATCATCTAGAAGAATTCAGAACTTTTGTCCAGACGGAGAAAGGATATAAGGTCACAACTCCCGAAGGATATGTTCTTCATAAAGATGGAGACATGATCAAGTTCGTTAACCGTCTTGAGTTCGCATACAATAACTTCACTCTTCAAAAGCAATGGCGTTAGACGGAAAGGTTTGCTACTTTACATTTGGTAGGTTTCAACCACCAACTACAGGTCATAAGGAAAACTTTGACGGTGTGAAGCGTGCTGCTGGTAATAATGATTATCGTATATACATTTCACAGACTGTAGATACTAAAGGAACTAATCCTCTATTGCCTAATAGAAAGTTATTCTATATGAACAAGATGTTTCCAACGCATCGTGGCAAGATATATTCAGGTCCTAAACAACCAGTAGCTGCAATGCAGGATCTTATGTTGGCAGGATATGATGAGGTTGTATTTTTGGTAGGATCTGACAGGGTTTCTGCTATGCAGTTCCTTCATAAATATAATGGAAAAGATTTTTCCTTTAGGAAGATTGATATTAAATCTTCTGGAAGTAGAGATGCTGATGGTGATACTTTTGCCATCTCAGGAACAAAAATGCGTCGTGCAGCGTACTCTGCTGACTTTAAAACATTTCGTTCTGGTATTCCTAAAACCTTAAATGATAATGATTGCCGTGCTCTCATGATTGAGATCGCAGCAAACTTGCCAAAAAATTTCAAATGAAAGATTTTAAAAAGTTACGTGAAGAAGCACTGCGACAACAACAACGTCAAGCAGAAGTTTTCAAAGAAGGTGATGCAGTTATGTCTGCTCGTACAGGAGACAAAGGACGCATCCATAGAGTAGGTGGTAACTATGCTATTGTCATTACAGACGATGGAAATATGTTACGTGAATGGATAAAAAATATTAGAACTATAAATAATACGAGAAGAACTTCCCTTTTGAACGATGAAGAAACCAGATCCAATTAATAAAGTACATCATAACGACGAGTTTTCCATCAGGATTGATGGAACAGTATGGCAAGTGGATGGGTGGCGATTGCTTCCAGAATACTGAGATGCCTGATATTCATGAAGCTCCATTTGATGGTATGGATCCTCAGTCTAATGGTGCAGAGATAGAGCAGACTACAATAAAGAAAAAAGAAGTAAAGAAACCATCTGCTAAAGCGCAACTCGCTGCTAACGAAGAGTACGAAGTATTAGAACGTGAAGAGTTTGAACTCAATGGTGAGATTTGGATTTTAGAAAAAAGACTTTATGCGGTAGAAGGTAGCATGGAAACTGCACGTAAGAACGTTGGTGCATCTACATGTTGGAAAGGATATAAGGCACAAGGAACTAAGAAAAAGGGTGGTAAGACTGTTCCTAATTGTGTAAAAGCTGGTGATGAGTTAACTCATGACGGTGAAGAGTTAGAAGAAGGTAAGAAAGGTCTATATGACAACATCCATGCAAAGAGAAAGAGAGGAGAAGCTCCTGCTAAGAAAGGCGATAAAGGATATCCTGCACCTGATGCATTCAAAAAAGCAGCAAAGACTGCTAAGGAAGAAGTAGAACTAACAGAGAAAAAGTTAGATGCAGTTGGTAAAGAAGATAAGGACATTGATAATGATGGAGATCATGATAAGTCAGACAAGTACCTAATTGCAAGACGCAAGAAGGTCGGCAAGATTATTGCTATGTCTAAGAAAAAATGAAATCCTATAGGGAACTAAAAGAACAGATCAAAAACAAGAAAGATACTTATTCTAAAAAGAATAAGAAGTCTGGTCATGTTGAAGTGATGCCTACTATTAACGATGGGCAGAAAGGCATAGTGACTACAACGAAAAATGAAGAGGTGTTACATGAAAAATCAGTCTCCAAATCCCAACAAAGATTCTTCGGGATGGTTAGAGCGACTCAGAAAGGTGAGACGAAAGCTCCCTCATCTGAGGTTGCCAGAGTTGCTTCCAGCATAAAAAAGTCTGATGCAAAAGACTTTGCAAAAACTAAACATAAAGGACTACCAGAGAAAAAGGTAGCAAAAGAAGAGACATGTGGTAAAGGTGAGTATTATTGTAATGATAGTCAGAAGTGTAAACCTATTCCCAAGGGCATGAAGGTAAGGGGTGATGGGTTTTTGACTAAAGAATCATTTGAGTCTGGTGTATTAAAAGCAAGAAGACATCATAGAGTAGGAAAACTCATGTCATTCAAGGATTTTATGAAGATTATGGGTGAGATTTTAGGGGAGTGGGAAAAGTAATAAATAGATACACACACATTATGGATTAATACCATGTTTTCGTTTTTACTTCCACTTGCAACAAAAATAATTTCTGATGCAGTAAGCAAGATTCCTGACAATGAGGAACTTGGAGAAAAATTAATAGATATTTGCTTAGTTATCCTAGGTAAGGCAGTTAAACTGACCAAAACTGATATGGATGACAAGCTACTTGAGACTGTCAAGTCTGCTATTGCAGCAAAGGAATAGTCCTTTTATAAATAAAACTTAGAACAATACACGATTAGAGAAAAAGATGTCACTTATTGGAACAACGGATGCAGCTGCATTCTCACAAAATATTGGTGTCACTAACGGTGATGCCACTGTAACAAAGAACGCTGCTGACACCGTTGTCGGTGGTGATGTACTTCAAATTTCTGGTGTTAACTACATTGTTAAGACCGTTACTAGTACAACTAGTATTGAACTACACAAAGTATACGCAGGATCAACCGCAACAGTTACTGCTGCTAATGTAATTAAAAGAACTCCTCCAAAACAGGTTGCAGAATTTGTAATCTTAGGTGGAGACTCTAATAGTTATGAGTTGATTTTTGCTGATTCTACTGAGGGTTCTCTTGCTGAGAGTAAGTCTCGTGGAATTAAGAATCCTGGTTGGTGGTTGTATAGAACATATACAGATCACTATGGTAACACACGTCACAAGGCAGAATGCATAGCAGCTATGTCTGTTGCTGCTGGTACATCTGGTGACGCATCTGATGATACCATTGCTGCTGAAGTTGCATCTGCTGTAACTATCACATCACAACCTGGCAACTCTGCTTCATCTTCTGGTGCTGGTACATTTGCTGTTGCAACAAGCACAACAGGAACACCTGGCACACTTGCATACGTATGGCAGAGACAGAAGGCTGGTACTAAGCGTTGGGTTAACATCACTGCATCACTTGATACAGGTATTACATACGCTAACTTCACTACAGCTACACTTGGTTACAGTGGACTAGCATCTAATGCACTAGACGGTTACAAGTACAGAGTAAAGGTCACCACATCTAAGGGTGCTACTGAAGTCATCTCTAATGGAGCTGCTACTCTAACATTCGGAAGTTAATGAATGAGATTTGATGAATTGAATGAGGACAATTACGTCCTTTTTGCTATTAAACATTATGATAATCCACAAGCAGCAACAAAAGAAGATTTCTTTGAGGATATGAGACGCTTTAAGTATATTAAACGTCTCCTCAAGAAATATCACAAGGGAACTGAGGTCAAACTCAGTTTGTTGCTTAACCATATTATTATCATATACAATGTATTTGGTGACGCTGCACCACATCTACTCTTCTATAAAATGGAGAGAGATTACTGGTCAGATATCAAGGCAATCATGTTGTTCTTGAACAAATATCCAGAGATGGAAACTGCTAGTCTAAAAGAAATAGCAGTAAATGACTGTATCTTAGAGGAGCTTAAAAACTTATGATGGGTAGTGCAGGAATCACTAACGTCGGACCTATCAATACACCAACCACAGGTAAAGGTGCTATTGCAGGGTTTGATCCTATCATGAATGCTTCTAAGCGTAGAACTAAGAAACGCAAGAAGATGGAGTCTGCGGGGAAACAATGGGATCATCGTAGAAGAGATCCTACCTACATAGATGGTAGGAGTAAACAAGCTCGTAACCTTATCAAACGTTTATCCAAAAAGAAAAAAATGACTGAAGAGACACTACTAGAATATGGTGGAGGCGACGAAAAGAAAAGTGGCGGTGACAACACGAGTCAAGCGTACAAGTTTATTGCACAGAAACGTAAAGTATTAAAGAAGAAAGAACGTGAGACACGTGCCCAGAATCGTAAGCAAGAGATTCAACAGATCTCTCGTGCAAAAGCATCTGACTATCAGAAGAAAGCAAAGGATAGACAAAAGAAGTTAGCAACACAATTAGCAACAAAGAAAGAAGAGTGGGATGGTATTGTATACATGGATAGTCTTCTAGAGCAACTAGAAAATGAAAATGAGAATCCAGTATCTTACTTCTTTAATGATGAATCAGAACTAGAGGTGACAAATGAGCAAGCATATGATATAGTAGAGAAGTTCGGTTCGCTATCTGACGATAACAAGGAGATGTTCCTTGATAAAATTGCAGAGAGTAAGAACTTTTCTGACAAAAAATATATATACTGAAGAAAAAAAACATTCTAAAACTTTAGGGGATTTAACATTTTTTGGAAGCTTTAGAGAAAAAACTAAAAATGGATCATTAGGGGAAATTACAGTTCAAAGTTCTTTGGGCGGAAGAATAGATTTTAAGAAAGATGAAAAAATTGTAAATAATTCTGATAAAGAAATAATTAAAATAGTAAATAAATTAGAAGCAACTGATAGAAAAATAAGATTAATTAATAACTCTGATAATTATGCTTCAGCAATTATTAGAAACAAGTCGCTTTTAGAAAGTAGAGGAAAATATATATGGCATTTTGAACAAAATAGCTTTCTGCCAAATAAAAATATTG